TTTGACTTTGCAGCAGTGTCTGAGAATCATTACAGTCACGTGCTGTGGCCCCGGACTCATCCAGCTGCTGGCCAGCCCATGGTGCTGCGTGATTATCAAGTGGAAATCATCAACAAGTTTCTGACCAATCCGCAGTGCATACAAGAAGTGGCCACAGGTGCAGGCAAAACCATTATCACAGCAGCCTTGAGTGATGCAGTCAGTGCCTATGGTCGCAGCATTGTGATTGTGCCCAACAAGAGCCTGGTAACGCAAACCGAGGCAGACTATATCAACATGGGTCTGGATGTGGGTGTGTATTTTGGCGACAGAAAAGAATACAACCGGCAGCACACCATATGCACCTGGCAGAGTCTCAACAACATGATGAAGCTGACCAAGACTGGTGAAGCAGAAATAACCATTCATGAGTTCATACAAGATGTGGTGTGCGTGATTGTGGACGAGGTCCACATGGCCAAGGCTGATGCACTCAAGACTCTGCTGACCGGAGCCATGAGTCAGATTCCACTAAGATGGGGGCTGACAGGCACAGTGCCAAAAGAACTGTTTGAAAGCCAAGCCCTGCTGGTTAGCCTGGGTCCTGTGGTCAGCCGACTCAGTGCCAGCACACTACAAGACGCAGGGGTGCTGGCACAGTGCCATGTGAACATAGTTCAACTGGTGGATCATGTGGAATACGCTGACTATCAGAGCGAGCTCAAGTACTTGCTGGAAGAGTCCGGACGCTTGGACACCATGGCTGAACTGATACGCCGAGTAAATGAAACAGGCAACACACTGGTGCTGGTGGATAGGACCGAGTGCGGACGACAACTGGTTGAACGCCTGGGGGACAAAGCTGTGTTTGTGTCAGGTGCCACCAAGTCAAAAGCACGTCAGGACGAGTACAACCAGGTGGCAGATGCCACAGACAAGATCATTGTGGCCACTTATGGTGTGGCTGCTGTGGGCATCAACATACCACGCATCTTTAATCTTGTGCTGGTAGAGCCGGGCAAGAGCTTTGTGCGTGTGATACAGAGTATTGGACGAGGTATTAGAAAAGCCGAAGACAAGGATCATGTGGAAATCTGGGATATCACCAGCACCTGCAAGTTCGCCAAACGTCACCTGACCAAGCGCAAGGCCTTTTACAGGGAAGCCAACTATCCATTCTCTGCAGAGAAACTAGAATGGATGAAGATCAAATAATGGTTGACTTTGAGACACAAACACTGTATTATTAACACATGCGAATTTTAACCCTAGACAACACATTTTATGACTTGAATCATTTGCCTGAAGAAGTAGATGACATGCGATTTGCCATCCTGGACAACAGCAATCCACAAGACCCAGACTATCACTTTATCCCCTTGATATTTCTAGAAAGTTTTAATAGTCCTGCCTTGGTGTTACGCATTGGCAACACCACAATCAAAATGCCCATGGACTGGCAAATACTCATAGGTGAACCCGATGTGGGCGACCTAGAAGTGTTACCCTTGACCAGTATCAATGATCGTGGCTTCAAGGTATTTCAATTCAATCCCTTAACCAGTTTCCGCCCCAGCTTTCCGGACATTGAAATCTTGGATGTGTATCATGAAGTGACATGGTTTGCGCCCAAACTAAAAAATGGGCAGATGCTGGCAGTGCCATTGAATGACGATGCAGAACCCGACTGTGTGTACTTTGTGAAAGATGTCAGCCGCAATTGCGAGATTGTGGACTACAACAAGGCCTGGTAATATGGGACAGCTCAAACCAGGTGTTACTTACATCTACGAACGTAATGGCGACACAGTGTTCAGAAGAGAGTTTGGTGAAGATCCCAACACACGTCAAGTAATGGGCTACGATTATCGCACCAGCGATGGCAGACCCTTGCACGATCATTTGATGGATAGTAAACTCTGGGGTGATATTCATCGAGCAGCCCGGACCAATCCCACTTTACAAGATGCCCTGGAACGTGCTATAATGATCTATCAATTGAGCAAAACAACATGAACAATATACATTGCAAGGCACCCTGGGTCAGTGTGAGTTTCATGCCCGGGGGCAAGTTTGCTCCTTGTTGTCAGTGGCACGGCAATCTGTTTGACACACGAGAACACATGGTTGATCATGTAGGCGGTGCGTTCCTGCGCGGCGAAATTCCAAAAGAATGCGCAGGTTGTCCGCCCGATGAACCTCTGCGTTGGCGATCAACATTTGATCAATATCACACTGATTATCAAACCAGCAGTATACAGTTTTTGGATTTTAGAAACAACAATTTATGCAATCTAAAATGTCGTAGTTGTGGTCCGTTGTTCAGTACCAGCTGGAGTTCAGAAGCCCGGCGTGAAGTCATCAATGATTATGATTCAACAACTCTGGACAGCATTGATCTGAGTCAGTGCAAAATGGTGTATTTTGCCGGCGGAGAACCCTTGATGAATCCGCAGCATTATGAAGTACTAAAAAGATTGATTGCTCAACAAGTCCGGCCTACCCTGATGTACAGCAGTAATCTCACAGTAACTGGCTATAAAGATCAAAAAGTGGCAGACTTATGGCAACACTTTGATGAGATTCGCTTGCATGCCAGCATTGATGCTGTGGGCAAGTATGCAGAAATTGTGCGCAGCGGCACAGACTGGTCTACTGTGGAGGCCAATCTTGCCTGGGCCAAGCAGTTGCCCAATGTCAAACTCACAATTGCGCCAGTAATCAGTGCCATCAACATCTGGTGGTTTGAGAGTTTACTAGTGTATTTTGATTGGCTGGAGCCTGCTTATTTTCAACCAGTCTTGGCTGACCCAGACGGCATATGGGGAATTGGCGGTATACCCGCCAAATACCGTGAACCCTTGATTGCTGCGCTTGTTAGGTCAAAGTTTCGAGACCATGTCAACATGCAACGAGCCATAAAGATTTTGTCTGAGCCACCATTGACCAATCATTGGTATCAATTTTTAACACAGCAACTGGTGCTGGATAATTATCGCAAAGAGCACTGGTTTGATAATGTGCCTATCAAGCACAAGATCTATGCCGAATCATTACAAATGGAACCTTGGGTAAAACAACATGAGTGATCGACTACATATTTCAAACGAGATGCGCCAACTGGACATCAAGAACAGACACTTTTATGATGAACTTGACTCAGATGAGCGCAAGAAATTCTCCACGTTTTTGATGTTGCGCTGGGGTTCGGCAGTGGAGGGTGCTCAGGAACTGCAAGAATACTATGTGCAGAGCTGCAATCACTATCTCAACAAGCACTTTTTTGATATAGGACGGCATCCCAAACTGCAATGGCTGTGTGCCACGGCCGTGAGTCCGGGCATGGGTACGCCACGACACCCCTGGATCGCTCCCAAGAAAAAAGAAGCAGGACTCAGTACCAAACGTAAAGCCTTGATGGAAATATATCCCACCTACAAGGACGATGAAATTGATGTAATGGCACAGTTGGTCACACAGAAAGAACTGGACGCATATCATCGAGCTGCGGGCAATATCAAAAAGTGATCAAGCTAGTAGTAGTCAACGGCTGTAGTTATACCCAGAGCTACGCTGTTGGCAACGGCCATATCGATCTGGCTCGTGGACTTGGGATCGTTGGCCATCATAACATTCCGCAGGCTGTGAGCCTGGCCATTGGAGGGAGTGCCAACAGCCGCATACTCAGAACCACACTCAAGCACAGTTATATCACTCAGGTGCCAACCTTGTATGTGTTGGGCATGACCTTTGTGTCCAGACTTGAACTTCCCATTTGCAATACCATTGATGAGTTTGAAGGTGCCTGGTGTAACCCACAAAATCAAGAGTTTCGATCTAGATGGCAACATCAATGGACAGTAAAAGATAGCGAGCAGTTTTTGGAAACCAAACTCAAAAGCGAAATATACAGTATTCTGGACCGCACAGAAGACCTGATGTATCGCATACTCAGCACCATAACAGACATACAGAGTCGAGGTCACCGTGTGCTGGTGTTTCAACAAGCCGACTCTCTGTATCAAGAGCATTTAGATAATCCTAGACTAGTGCTATTCCGCCGATGTGAAATCGTTGGGGGTTTTGCCTGGAGATCTATTGCGTGGCAGCATGCTCAAGGAGTTGAGCCCACAATTTATTCTGCCGGCACTCCGTACGTACCGCCAGATATGACACATCCTAAATCGGGTGAGCATCAAATGGTCAATGAGTATTTGACAAACTACATACAAGAGCATAAAATACTAGAATGACTCATGTATGCGACTATTGTAAAAAAGAGTTTGTGAGAGAGACCTCTATACAAGCGCACATGTGCGAACCCAAACGTCGGCGTCGCGAGCGTGACGAACCAGGACCAAGACTGGGGTTCCAGGCCTACATTCGTTTTTATGAAAGCATGTCAGGCTCGGCCAGGAACAAAACACACGATACTTTTTGTGAAAGCAGTTACTATCGTGCGTTTGTGAAGTTTGGACACTACTGTGTGAACACTCGCGTGATCAATCCGGAAAGATTCATGGCCTGGCTGTTGAAGAACAATCGCAAGATTGATCACTGGTGCAGCGACAAGGTGTACACTGAGTACCTAGTGGATCACTTAAAAGTGGAAGCAGTGGATGATGCACTCACACGAGCCATAGAGTTTGGCATGGACTGGGCAGAAAAAAATGCCAGCCCTGCACATGATTGCATGCGATATGGTAATGGCAATGTGCTGTGCCATGCTGTGACAGCAGGTA